AGTCTATTAAACGAACTAGAACAAGTAGAGGAGGGAGAGTGTGAATCCTGTGCAGTTTAAGGTAAGTTCAGTGAATAACACAATTCATGATAAAAAGGTAAGAGGAATGACTGTTTTTAACAGTAATCCTCATGACACTAAGAAGCAACCAATGTTCTTTGGACAACCACTTGGTGTTCAAAGATATGATTCATATAAGTATCCTGTTTTTGAGAAACTTACTACTCAACAATTAGGTTATTTTTGGAGACCAGAAGAGGTTTCACTGCAGAAAGATCGTGGAGATTATCAGACACTTCGTCCTGAACAAAAGCATATCTATACAAGCAACCTCAAGTACCAGATTATGCTTGACTCCATTCAAGGGCGTGGTCCTGGGATGGCTTTTATCCCTTACTGCAGCTTACCTGAACTAGAGGCATGTATGGAAGTGTGGGGATTTATGGAGATGATCCATAGTCGTTCATATACTTATATTATCAAAAATATCTATCCAGATCCATCAGAGGTTTTTGATAAGATTGTAACTGATGAAAGGATTCTAGATAGAGCAAAGAGTGTTACAGAGGCATATGATGCTTTCATTCAAGCAGCCCAACAGTATGGGACTGGTAATATGTGGGAAGAGGATTGGAAGGACTCTCCATCATCTACCTGGACCAAGAGAGATGTTAAAAGAAAGTTATACAGAGCTGTTGCTAATGTTAACATTCTTGAGGGTATTAGGTTCTATGTTAGTTTTGCTTGCAGTTTTGCATTTGGTGAACTCAAACTTATGGAGGGATCTGCAAAAATTATCTCATTGATTGCTAGAGATGAAAATCAGCACCTTGCTATCACTCAAAATATTCTGAACAAGTGGAAGCAGGGTGATGACCCTGAGATGGCAGAGATTGCTAAGGAAGAAGAAGAGAATGTTTATGCAATGTTTGAAAAGGCAGTGAATGAAGAAAGAAACTGGGCAGATTATCTGTTCAGAGATGGAAGTATGATTGGTCTTAATGATGCACTTCTCAAGAAGTATGTTGAGTGGACTGCTAACCGCAGAATGAAAGCACTAGGTCTCAAACCCATCTATGATATTGCCGCTAATGCAAATCCTCTTCCCTGGACACAGCATTGGATCTCTTCTAAGGGTCTTCAGGTTGCACCTCAAGAGACTGAAGTTGAATCTTATGTTGTTGGGGGGATTAAGCAAGATGTCAAAAAAGACACCTTCTCAGGATTTAAACTCTAGAATACAGGCAAAGATACAAGATGACTGGTGGTTTAATGAAACAGTGGCAGAAGACTGCTCTGGAAGAGAATCCTCAATTTACAGAAAAACAAAAATCAATTTTAAGACATGGACCTCATTTCTATCTTCCAGATGAGGTCATTTTCTTTCAAGAGATTAAAAAACTATATACAGGAGAATAACTTATTATGTGGAAGAATTTAAAGAATATTCAAATCCCTGGAGATATTTGGGCACCTGCTTTGACGGGAGCCTTATTGGGGATAACTGGGGTTTTGTTTATAACATTA